CTTGTCAACTTCTTGACTCCTCATTGAACCCCGCGAAACCCCGCGTTTCGCCGTCTCTCACTCCCGTTTTACTCCCGTTTTGAAATGACGCCCAAATGGGCCCAAACCTACGAAGGAATGTTCATGCAACCTCATATCCTTGTGTTGTCACTTGTCGCCCTCGCCTCGTTCACGATCAGCGCCGATCAACCGGATCCGCACTCGACGCCGGCGATCCGGCTTGCCTTCACTGCGATGACCGATCCCAGCGGTCTGGTTGATACCGCGCAAAAAGCCCGCATCGAGGTCGCGCAGGATCTCGCGAAGGACTTCAGCAAGCACGCACAGGCCGATCACGTCGCGGTCGTCGAGAGGGATGCGGACGTGACGATCACCATCGTGCATCGGCAGGTACGCGGCGGCCATGGCCTCGCGAGTCTCTATGCAAAGAATTTCGCCGGTGAAACGACGAAGGCCGAGTTGCGCGCCGGCACGTACACGACGGAGCTCGAGGCGAACACGACGCCCCGGCTCGCCCAACGCATCCGCGACTGGTTGAAAGAGAACGCGCGCCGACTGCAACCCTAACGCGACTTACGGAGGCATGCGGATCGGCGCGTTGCACGATCACGACTTCAAAGACGGGCATCGGATCGATTCCTCGCCGGTTAGAGCGTAAACGTCCCGCTGGTCGTGAAGGTATGGATCGTTTTCCCGCCGGCCGTTGTGATGGTGCCGCCACTGCCATTGAGCGCACCGGTGGGATACGCGAAGATGACGATCCCCGATCCCCCGTTGCCACCGTTGTTCGCCGTCGACCCGCCCGCGCCGCCGCCGCCCCCATTGCCCGTATTGGGCGCGCCCGCCTGGCCCGCCGCTGATCCTGCAACGGCCGAGACCACGAAATTCCCGTTGCTGGTCGAGGTATGAATCGTATTGCCGCCGACCGTCGTGATCGTGCCGCCCGTGGCCGTCATCGTGCCGGTTGGGTACGAAATGATGACCACGCCGGCCTGGCCCGCCGACGACGGCCCGCCGTCGCCCTGGCCGCCGCTGCCGCCCGCGCCATAACCCGTGGCCGCGCCGGGATATTCCACGCCGCCCGCCCCGTAGATCGCCATGGAGCCGCTAATCGAGCTCGCGAGACCCACACCGGGCGACGAGAGATACGCCGGGCCACCCGCGCCGCCCCCGGCGCCTGGGGTTTGGCCGGTGGCGCTGCCGCCGACGTAGCCCTGGCCTGCCGTCCCCGCGCCGCCGGCCCCGCTGGCATCCCCTCCGGATCCCCCGCCGGATCCGCCACTCGCGCCCGCCACGCCGTAGGCTCCGCCATGCCCGCCACCGGTTGCGGCGCTGTTCGTGGTTCCACCGTTCGATCCAATCGCGCCACCGGCGCCAATCGTCTGGGCATAGGTGCCGACCGTGATCGTCGCGCGCCCGGTCACGACGCCACCGCCGCCGCCACTCCCCGCTTGCAGAATGCCCGAGCCCGTCGTGTTCGTGCCGCCGCCGCCGCCGCCGCCACAAATGAGGTAGTCGTACGCGACCACGAAGCCGTTATACGCGCCGCCGTCCCCGCCGCGCGCGAACGTCGTGCTGCCGCCGATATTGAACATCGCGCCGGCGCCGCCGGCCGGATTCGTCGTGCCCGTCGCGACCCCGTTCGCCCCCGCAGCGCCCGCGCCGCCGCCCCCCGCCCCCGATCCGCCGCCCGCCCCGCCCGGTGCGTTATTGCCGCCGGAATGGCCGAGATAGGTGAAGGACTTCGCAAACGTCGGCGGGGTCTGGCTCACATAAGAGCCACCACTCGCGGATGTGTTGTCGTCCGCGGCGCCGCCGCCGCTGCCGCCGCTCGATCCGGCTGGTGTGTTCACGGTCCCGCCGCCGCCCCCACCCTCCGCCGCGATGACATCGATCCCGGACCGGACCGCGCTCGATGTCGAGCCGCTCGCGCCTTTGTTGCCGGCCACCGTCGCGCCCGCACCGCCGCCGCCGACCGTAACGGTCACGTTCCCCATCCCGGCGTACATCGGATATTGGCCGATGACGATCTGCCCGGCGCCACCACCGCCCGCGCCGCGATTCACCGCCGCCACCGATCGCCCGCCACCGCCCCCGCCCGCGACGATCAAATAATCGACATTGGCCCGGAGTATTTCGGCCGGCGTGAGCGTCCATTGCGCGCTGTAGACCGTACCTTGCTCACAGGTCAGCGTCACACCATTGATCACAAATCCACGCGTCGGTGCGCCAGTCGTGGATGTCGTGGACACGCCGGTGACTGTCTCGGTCAGCCCAATGCGGTCGCCCGGTTCGCGGCCGAGTGCCGCTGCCATGAGGGTGTCGCTCGTATTCCCGTAAATGGTCACAGATTTCGCAATGGAGACTTCGCCCTCCCATGTGCCGGAGGTCGCCCATGATGCGATCAACCGATCGGCCAGCCCTCGGACGGCTGTCGTATCGTTCTCATAGGGCAAATCTATCGCAAGCGTGCTCACGCCATAGGTGAGCTGATTACTGGTATCCTGAACCTGAATCACCTTCTGGTCATAGTCGAGGAGGCCCGTGCCGCGGCACTGCAGCTTCGTCAGATAGCACGGAACCGTCCCGGTGTTCGTGATCGTGAAGAAGGCCGCCGTCCCGCCGTAGAACACGGTCACCGTGACATTCGCCGTCAGACTGGTTCCGCTTCCATCGGGCGAGTCGTTCGCGACCCAATCCGTTCCAGAGACCGGCGTAATCATCGTGATGCCGGCAACGCTCTGCGCCCGTTGATCCGGATCGCGATAGGATCCAGTGATGTTCAGGACTTGAAGCGGATCGAGCTTCGGGACCGTATCCGACGAATAGAGCACCGAGGCCGCCGCGGTGACCGCTCGTGGATGACACGTCAACTGCACGTCATTGAAGACGTCCGCCATGTCAGTCACGACTTCCAGGCCGGCCTCAGTATTCGAGAATGTAGACGCATTGGTCGTATTGCTCGGCCGCGTAAATCGAGTCTGGAGCGTGAACACCCCACCGGTCGTCGTATCCCCTTTGACGAACAACTGCCCGAGCTCGCTGGCCGTGATGCGTTGCGCCTCGGAGAGCGCATTCGTGATATCGGATCCGCCAATGAATCCGTACGGGAACGTAGAGGCCCCAGTCGCAAAACTGGTCGCCTCGGGCGAGGTATTCGGCCCGGTGGCCTCCACCGCGGTCAGTAATTGCGTCAGGAGTTGATCGGATGTTTGTCCAGTCGATGTCCCCAGCCGAACATTCGTCTTCGACAGGATGCCCATGAAATCGACCGCCGAGCATTGTGTGATCCGCTCACGCTTCGATCCGGGCAACGGATCAATCACTTCGAGCCATCCGACAAATTTATAGTACCGAATGGAGTTGTGGAGGATGCTATAGCGGACCGGGATATGCCGTGCGAAACCAGTCCGGCAACTGGCGTGATTCGGCGAGTAGTAGCCGACCGTCGCAACCGAGTTGCCCTCAGAGTTGTTCAGCGCGAACTTCAGCGTGCCCGTCTCGGCGACAAACTGATCGGGCGTGGATGAGAAGATGCCGTAATGGGCTTCGATGGGTTGGCTCAACACCACATCGGACGTGACATCCGTCCATCCGGCCGCCGCATAATGCGCCGCGACTCGGGAGGAACTGAGCTCGGAGGCAAAGACGGCGATCTCGGCCAACGATCCAACCGGACCCACGATCCGCATCGTCGGGTTCGGGCTTGGCGTCCCAATGGCCGATCCAGTTGTGTCCGTGGCGCCGGACTGCACCCCATCGATGTAGATCTTGCCGTTCGGGTTGTTATAGCTAGCGACGATGTGATGCCAATGGCCATCGTTCAGGCCCGACCCGCGTGTCATATTGAGGATCGTGGTCCCCGTCCCCCAATTCTTGAGCTGCCAGCGCACGACGCCGTTCTCAAGCCGTAATGCCTGCGTCGCCGTGGCATTGCTGCTCGTCATCAGATCATCGCTCGTGGCAGCCGTCGTCTTCACCCAGACTTCAAAGGTAAACGGGGAAGCTTCGGCCCAGTAATGTCCCGATGTCGGGTTGACCGATCCCCATATACTCCCAATCGTCACGATGGAGGTATCGCCCTCGCGCAAGGGGCCAGTCATTTGATACGAAAACGATGAACTCCCTCCGAGTTCGCCCGCATTGAAACTGTTCTTGAGGGCGCTCGCCGTATTGCGCCAATTCACATCGCGGAATCGGAGGAACCAGCCGTACGACCCCTTATCGGCCGTGACCGTCGCCTCATAGGCGCGAAGCGCAACTTCAATCCGAGGGGTGGCATTGGCGACCGGCATTAGATCGCCTTCTGCAAGACGTCGCGGAGCGAGCGGGCGAGATCGCGTGGGGCCTCCCGATCGCGCTGGGCCAGGTCGCGCCGCAAGCCGGCGACTTCCTGGTGCAAGGCCGTCAGACGCCCGTCGGTGAGGCCGGCGCCGCCCGCCGCGAGGCCGGCATTATAGGCCTGCGTCTCTTTCACCGAGAGCACCCGTTCCCCTGGCGTCAGCATCGCGGGCACGGTATCGGTGCCCCGTGCGGGAAACGGCAGCAGTTTGCCTCTGGCGGCATAGACGATCCCGCCCGCTGCGAACCCGGTAAATTGGCCCTCGAGATACTGCCGCACCAGATCCTGAAGGAAGGATTCGAGGCGATCCTTGTTCACATAGCCGCTGCCGTTATAGCCGTAGCGTTGGCCGATGGCGCGAATTTCGGCATCCGTCAATCGGCGGCCGCCGTAATGCATCGCGACTTCCTGGATGCGTGCGACCGCCTCGGCTTCGGGGATCAACGTCGGCGCGGTGGGATACCCGGCAAACGGCCCCTCGGATTCGGTCGGCCCGAGCGTCACGCCGGGGACGGACGCCATCTTGCGGAGCAGTTCATCGAGGCCGGCGCTGACACTGTCGACCGAATCCTCGACCATCTTGAACTGATCCACGATCTTGACGCGCATGTCTTTGGACATGTCGGCGAGCTCGCGCGCTTTCAGAATCGCGCCCGTGATGCCCGATGGCGACCGGCCGTAGGTGACATGATCGACCGCATCCTCGACCTGACTGAAATCATTGATCATGCGCTCGGTATCGCCATGGACACTGTCGGCCATCGTGCGCGACATCCGCGGCACGGTCAGAATGGAACCGGTCAGGCTGCTCGTCGACGTGCCGGTAATCTTGTCGATCAGCTCTTGGAGCTTTTGCACGATCTTGTCGAATTCACTCACGATCGGTGCCGAGAATTTCAGCTGCGAGATATCGGTGACGGCATTACCGTTGTCATCGAGCAGCTGCCCGGTTTTGATCAATTGCTCGATCCACGGTTTCATGTTCTCCGGGATGTCGACGCCAAACTTGATCGAATCGTTGACGAGTTTGCTGATCTCGTCCTTCATGCCGGCGAGGACGCCATCGACATCCGCCCCATTCCGCGTCAGCGTATCGAAATCATTAATGATCGTTGTCGCCGCATCGTGCAGTCGTGCGGCCTGGAAGGATTGGCCGAGCGCCTCGAGCGAGATCCCGTACTTGTCGGCCAGGTCCTGCATTTTTTTGAAATCGGTTTCCTGGTTGCCCATCAGGCCGGCGAGCGCGGCGCCGACATCGCCGCTGACGAGTTTCATGTCGATTAACGATTGGATGCCCTTCTGCAACGAGTCGGGGATTTTATCGCCGGTTTTGGCGATGACGTCGATCAGACCCTTCAGACTGTCGTTCGCGTCCTTGCTGTTCTGATCAAACTTCTGGAAGGCATCGTTGAGTTCCTGAATCGCTGCGTTGTACTGCTGTGCGTTTTTGGCGTTCAGCAATTTATCGAGTGTCAGGCCGACGGTGTGCGCATGTTGATTGAGCGCATCAAGGCCGCCGGCCGCATCCACGAAGGCCTGGCGCAGCGGATTGATCTCCTTCTCGGTGCTGCTGAACAGGGCTTTGAGCCCGTAATACGCGCCGACGGCCGCGATCCCAATACCCGCCGTGGCCGCACCGAGGGCCACGGCGCCGCCAATCGCCGCACCGCCCGCGAGCGCGCCTGCCGCCACGCTCACGCCGGCCAGCGCCGCCGATGCCGCCGCAGCCTTGGCCGAGGCGCCACTCATCGCCGCGCCCAGGCCCGCGGCCGCGCCGGTCGCGCCGCCCAGGGCCGTGGTCGTTCCGGTGAGCACTGTCCCGACCTTGGACATCGCCGCATTGATGTTTTCGCTGAGCGCGCGGCCAAAATCGGTGCCCAGCTTCACGGCGATCGACTTCAACGCACCCCCGAGATCGCCGCCACCCTCGAAGGCGGCTTGCAGAATCCCTGGGATGGCCTCGAAAGTCTGCTTCAAATGATCGCCGAGCGTCACCACGGCGTCTTCGATCTCTTGAATATGCCGCTTCGCTTCGATCGACCCGTCCCGCATCGTCGGGCCGATTCCGGTGAACATCTTGTCGGCCGCGAGCTGGACATCGCCCATCTGCACCGAGATATCGCGCAGTACGAACGGCATGCCTTTGAGCCCGGCCACGACCGCCGCGGCGCCCTGTTCGCCGGTCCGTCGGAAATCCTCGATGTTGCTGATCGTGTCCTTGAGCGCCGCTTGTTCCTCTTTGTCGACCGTAATGATCGCCTCGATGTTCGCTTTCTGCGTCTTATAGACCTGCGTCAGGGTCTCGGCACTGATACCGCGCTGCAGGTCATAGCGGATCCCCTCGACCATGTCCTGATTGAGCGCCTCGACAGTGGCCTGTGCGGTGCGGCCGTGCGCGTTGTAGTCGTCGAGCGCCTTCTGATAGGCCCGCTGCGCCGCTTCGGCTTCTTTCGTGGTCTGCGTCAGGGCCGCTTGACTGGCTTGGACCTGGTTAATCGGCCCGACAAATTCCGTGGCGGAGGTCCGTGTCGCCTGAAGTTGCCGGATCAAGGCATCGAATTGATCGGCCGTGGTCGCGGTCGTCGCCGCCCAGGCGGCCTCGGCTTTTTCATGATCCTGGATCGCTTTCTGGTTGTCGGCGATCCCCGCCTGGACCTCGCCGATCTGGCGTTCGATATCACTCGCCGCCTGTTTCCACGGTCCGAACGGATCCGTGATCGCCTGCATCTTGACCATTGCCAGCTGCACACGCAGCGCCGCCGAGTCGACATGCAGCAAGCCGTTTTCCAAGGTGTCGAAGACGATGGCCGTCGCATGGAAGGCCTGGCCGATGCCGCCGGCCACATTGGTGGCGATCGGGAGCATCTTGGCGAGGACGATCACGACATCCTCGACCGCCGCCACGATGTGCTGGATGAGCGTTTCCTGCGTGCCCCCGAACGCCTGTTCGAGGATCGTCTTGACGCCGGTCAGCGCATCCATCAGGACGCCCGAGGTCGCGATACCGCGGCCCAAGTTGTCGGTAAAGTTGCTCCAGGAGGCCTCGGCCTGCGCGACGCGCTCGTCGAGGCCATCGGTTTGATCGCCGAGGCGAGTCGTCGCCGCGGAGACGGCATCGAGAATCGCCGCGCGACCCGCCTCGAGCTTCCCCGCCTCGGTCAGGGCATCCTTGGTCACACCGAGCGATTTGGCGTACTTTTCCTCAGCCGCCGCCGTGTCGATCTTGCCCGTGAGCAGTGCCAGCGCACGCGTCCGGCCGGTCAACATCGCGTCGTTCATCGTGTCGAGTGCCTGCTTGACGTCCGTCCCGGTCGCCTGCGCCAGCGCGAACGCGCCTTTGGCCAATAGGCCAAACTGCTCATCGGTGAGGTTCATGCCGGCCGCCAAATCCCGACTGGCGACCTGCATCAGATTGAAATCGCTGATCGTGCTATGCGTGCCAGTGCGTAGGGCGCCGGTCAAGGCCTCGGCGGTCGTGCCCGCCTGGTGCGCGAGGTGATCGAAATTGGTGGCGACGTCATCGACGGCGGCGCCCTTGAGCGCAATTTGTGGCAGAGCGGCGGCGAGGTCGAGGACGGTCTTCGTGATCCCGACGATGACATCGCCGATGACCTGGCCCAGCGAAAACGCGGCGACTGTCGCACTGAACGACTGCGTCAGACTATCGGTCTGTTTGGCGGCGTTGGCGGCCTCATCGGCAATCTGCTGCAGGCCGAGCGGCACCGCCTGACCCATGGCGCGTAATTTCTCGGCCGCTTCCGAGGCAATCGCGCCGACTTTCTGCAGTTCGGCCGCGGTCAATTTGCTCGAGCCGCCCAGCGCCTCAACCACCGCGATGGTCCGATTCGCCTCCGCGACGATCTTTTCGCCCGAGAAACTCGTGATCATCCGGTTGAATGAGGTCCCGACCTTGACCGCGCCGGTTGAGAGCACGGTCAGATCCTTTTCAGCCTGGCGGACCTTCGCTGAGAGATCGGAAAAATCCGCGACGAATTTCGCACTAATCGCCATGCGGGCTAATCCAGGTACGGGCGAGGTCTAGGAGTTCGTCGTAATACTCTTGCGAGAGTTCAAGCAGTTGATCCGGCGTCCAGTGCATCAGGCGGCAGAGGATGAGATCGGATCGGATTTCCTCTCGCCGCCCGTCCCGTTTTTTCGCGCCTCGCGTGCGGCCTCGACGGCCGCTTCGTGCCGCTCGATCGCCTGTTCGATTTCGGTATAGGTGGCACTCTCGAGGTTGCGGATCGACGCTTCACTGACCGGCACATGCCGGCCGCCGATGTCGACGAGCGACCAGTCGATCAGATATTCCACGACCTTGGAAAAGCCGACTTGTTCCGCATCGACTTCGGCGCGCTCGTTGAAATGCATGGTCTTGACCAGGCGGGCCGCGACCCGCCGACTCTCGCCGGCATTCAGCTCGCGTTTGACCTCGATCCAGTCGCCATCGCTGAGATCGATGCGCACCAGTTCCGGTTGAACGAAACGACAACGCGCCACGGTATCCTCACTTCTGCGTCACCTGCGCGGTCAGCGTCTGGGACGCGATGTGCAGCGAATCGGCGACGATCCGCCATTCGAGCGGCGCCGCGTGCTGACGCCGGACCCGAAACGTCAGCGGCTGCTGCTGGGCCGCATACGCATCGTGCGACACCACCGCCGCGGTGAGCGCACTGCCGGATTCGGTCGTCGTAATCGTCCACGAGCCGAGGACCGCGGCGGGCACGTACAGCCAGACCAGTTCGGCTGCCGGCCCGCGATAGGTCCACATTTAGAGCGTCCGCCCCCAGCTGCCGTTGGCCGAGAAATTCACGCTGACCGTAATGGCGCCGGCCACTGGCGTTTCCATCGAGACGTCCACCCAGGCCGGCCCATACCAGTACTTGGTCGGCGCGTCCGAGGACGGATAGAGATACATCCGGACGCCATCCGCGGAGCTGGCGCCCTGATAGGGCTTGCTTTCGGTGTCATCCCAGAAGCCTTTGAACGTCCCCTGTAAGTCTGGGAGGCCTTGCACATAGGTCTTGTTTGCATCCCCGAAGGATGTCACTTCGTACTTGTCCGTGGCTGAATTGGTCGTCCAGTCATTCAGCTTGATCACGTTGGTCGCCGTCCCCGACCCGCTCGTCGACATGTAGACGACGCCCTTTTTGCCCGCATAGGCTGCCATCGCTTAGATCCTCCCGGCCATCAGGCCACCCACACCGAGTGCACGAGCGTCGTGAGATCGGCGAGCACGATGCCCGCCCGATGGATCCAGGACGCCTCGGCCACGGTGGCCGGAAGAGCCGCGGCAATGCGCGCGCGACCTGCAGGATCTCGAAGCCAGAGACGGATCAACGCCGCCGCTTCGGTCGGGCTCGTGAAGGTCGGCACCAGATCGCCGAATACTTCCTGTACTTCGGCGCGCTCGTCGGAGAGATGAAAGGCGCCGCAGGCCGCCAGCTCATAGGCGCGCGGACTGAGCGACTCGCCACGCACCGGCCGCCGCTGGCTGTCACGCGAGCGATAGAGGTTGAGCCCGATCGCCGCCCGCCGATAGAGCGCCGCAGTGAAGTGATTGTCGATCGTCGGGCCTTTCACGTAGGCGAGCGTGCGCCGGCGCAGCCCGAGCCCTTTCCAGGAGCCATAGAGGCCGAGGTCGATCCCCGTCCAGTCGATCGCATTGAAAAAGGCGATTCGCTCCGGGAAGCCCGATCCGACAAAGACCACATCATGCCGTGGCACGGTATCGGCCACGGCCATCGCGCCGCCATGCGTTTCGGGATGCCAGGCGTGCGGGAGATAGCCGGCGTGCGGATTGACGGCGCGGAAGGCGGCGAGCATCGTCCGTTCATTCGTCCAGCAGCCATCCACCAGACGCGCCACCCGCAGCTCTTCGGCATGGTCGTACGGCGACTCGGTAAAGACGATGGCCACCCGTAGCCCCGCCCGTTTCATCATGAGGATGACGTCAGGATGAAAGAGCATGGCCGACACGATGACGACGACATCGACATCGCGGCGCATTGCCATTTCCAAGGCGCCGACACTCGCGTGATAGACGACATCGACTTTGTTCGGCTTCGGGAGGTCGGCGGTCTTGCGCAATTGCCGCCAGCGCACATGCAGAAACTTGCCGGCGATCGTGATCCGTTCGTCCAGGCGGTAGGGGATGACCTCGACGCCGTGCGCCTTCAGGCCATAGCGCAGACCGGCCTCGACATCCGCGGTCGACCAGGACGCGCCGGGATGCACCAGCAGAATCCGCAAGGGACGGCCGTTCATCGGACTACCTCGACGCCGCCGCCACGGGGCCGTTCGAGCACGGTCCGACAGGTCGGACAATGCGGCGTATGCACCGCCGAGAAATCCTCCCCGAAGCCGAACCAGGAACAGGCCCCGCAGCGCATGAGCGGCTGATGGGTGACATCGGCACCGCGCACTTCCGGCCGGGCGATAACCAGCACCTCATCGAGCCAGAACGGATCCGGCGTCTTCGCGAGGATCGCCTGCATCCAGTCAAAATCGTGTTCAGGATAGGGCTGGCCCTGGGCATTGCGGACTGGGTGCGGCCCGACCGCCGCGGCCGGCGCGGCGATACAGCAGCCACTGATATGGCTCCGCAGCATCCGCGGCGCATCCCAGAGCACTTGGCGCCAGGGCGCGAGGAATCGATAGAGGATCGGCCGCGCCGGATCCCGCGCGCAGATCGGCCGCAGGATGGCGAAGGCACCATCGATAAACACATCGTCATCACCGATCGTGAAGACATGCGAGGTGGTGATCCCGAACCGCTCCATCGCGATGTTGATTTGCGCCGTGCCCCAGCAATGCACGCCGGCATCCAGTGCGCATACCTCGAACCCGTCCCCAAAGTGACGGACCAGGCGCTCGACATCCGGGCGCGCGCCCTGCTCGTACGTATCGATTCCGACCAGGACACGATCACCCGGCACGCGCGCTTGACGCGCGATGGACTCGAGCGCGGCCTGCAGCGTCGGCCGGCCAAGCACGCCCATGACGACGGTAAAGGTCGGCGTCATTCGGTTTTGATCCAATACGCTTGTTCCTCGCCGACCCGCACGAGCGCCGGCGCGATCCGACGCTGTGCGCAGAAGTCATAGAGGGCGAGCCGACAGCCGCGCCAGAACCCGTAATCGTCTAGGACGATCACACCGAAGGGCGATACGCGGTCGTACCACTGCTGCAAACAGATGCGGACGCTCTCGTACCAGTCCGCATCGATGTGCAACAGGCTGATCATCGATGGACCGCCTGCGGGGAAACTCTCCGCGAATAACCCGCGCCGTAAATGAATCTGCGTCGTCGGCAACCCAGACAGTGCCAAGGCTTCGCAGACCCGATCGATCGTCGTCGCGTTGGCGCCCGTATACGGCGGCGCGAACGGCCCGTCGATGGCGGTCGGCGCCGGTAAACCGGTGAACGTGTCGTAACACCAGAGGTGCCGCGTCGTGCCAACTAAGCCCGCCGCGAGCACGGCCGCCGAGCCGCCGCTGGCCGTGCCGCACTCCACCACATCGCCGGCGATCCCCTCCGTCAGCCTGTCGGCCAGGAGCCCTTGCAGCGACTGCAGCCGGAGGCGATCCACGACCGTATAGGGCCCGATCGCGTCCAAGAGCGGATCGCCCGTCATAATACGGAGACCTCGAAGCCGGTTGCGCGGACGAGTGCGACTAACTTCGCCGTCAGTCGTTGCCGGGCGCGGATGATGACCGGAATCATGCGTTCGGGATCCGGGCCTTTCGGCATCCGGCCGCGATTTGAGCCGAGACGCGTCGAGCGTGGCGCCGTCCCATATTCGAAAAGGTGGCTATGCGGCGATCGACTGATCACGCGGCCAATCGTTTCCCCGCGGTTCGTTTCCAGCGTCACGCGTACCCCGGCGCGCAGATTCCCGGGCGGATACCACGGCGACGATCGGTGCGGGCCCGGGTGCAGATTGGTTGTGCGTTGGGGATAGTCGGCCTGAATCTGCGCGCCGGCCTGTTGTGCCGTCTCGCCAACGACCGCACTCGCCTCCATGGCCAGCGTCTCGGGTAGATTGTGTAACGCCCGCCGCAGCTCGTCGAGGCCGTGAAGCTCGAGCCGCGAGCTCATGGAATGATTTCCTCGCAGAGCAAGCGCATTTCGACGTTGTCCTCATCGATCGTTTGAAACCCGCGGACGAACAATTCCCGTGTCCCATACAGCAGCCGCGTGTCCAAACTAACCTGTGGGTGATAGCGCATCGTCACCTGATGCTGAATCGTCCGCGCGAGATCCCCAGCGCCAGGCGGTAACGGTTGAATCGCCGCCCAACACCCAGGCGGGACCAGGTCTTCAAAAAAGCCGTCATTGTCCGGCGACTTTTGCGGCCCGCGCGATAATGTGACCCACTTGTTAAGCCGGCCAACCCTCATAGAGTGCTCGCCAATGCGCATAATACGGATAGGTCGAGGTCGGCTCGATCCACGAAACGCGATCATCCCAGCAGGCCTGCGCCATGCGCAGCGCCTGCTCCGCATTCGGCTCGAGGCCTTCCCGATCGGCAGTGAGATAGCCGATATAGAGTCGGAGTCCCTGTTTGATGCGTTCCGGGATGCTGTCGATGCTGGGCCAACCGACGATGTAGGTCACCCGCACCCGGCCCGTCCAGCGATCGGCCTGCACCGTCGGCCAGACCTGATTCGGCGCGCGCGTGATCCGGCCCGGTTTGGTCGTGGTATCGACCAGATACAGCGAGGTATTCAAGGTTTGCAGCGCGCCGGTCGTGTCGTAGTACTCGACTGTGGTCACCGATTGCAGCGGCGCCGCCATGGGTAAGTACAGCATCTCGTAAAAATTCGAGACCGTGTACTGCCAGGTCTGCGTATACAGGCCGCGGTTCATGTAGTCTTCCGCCGCGCCGGTCGCCGCTTTGATGTAGCTGGTAAACAGCGCGTCGTCGTTGCTCTGCGTGAACCGCGTCTGCTGTTTCGCCTCCGAGACCGTGATCGGATCACGCAACGGCTCAACGGTCCGGACCCAGGACCACGAGGGCCGCCGATAGGTCATCGCGGCCCTCGTTTCCGCGGCCGGGACAAGGTCGCGGTCTCACTCGGCGGCTCGAGGGCGGCCGCGTCCTCATCCGAATCGGGCAGGATCACCGCCGCGCCCTCGGTCACCCAGGCCCGCATCGCCTCGGTCAACTCGATCACCGGAATGATCTGGCCGGGCTGAAACGGAAAATCCGGATGATCCGAGGGCCGCGTCTCGAGAAAGCGCAACCGCATATTTACCCTGCCGCCGGGACCTCATCGGTCGGCTCTGTGCGTTCGGCTTCTTCCCCTTCTTTGGATGTTTCGGGTTTCTCCCGTGTTTCGGGTTCCTCGATCTCCGGATCGTGGTCGATTTGCGCGCTGCCCCGCCAGGCGCCGCCGGCGTCTTCGACGGCGGCCTGGAGGGCATCGGTCGCGTCCGCGATCGCCATGCATTGCTCTTCGGTCCCGGTCACCTGGACACGAACGTAGACGTGCACCACGGCCATACTGCCTCCTATTACGCCGTGCCTTCCGCCGGCGAGAGCCACTCTTCCGAGGTCGAGGTCGGCTGCGTCACCGGGCGCATACCTTTCGCGCGCCACTGAATCGCGACGAGCGAGTCAATCGTGGTCGTCGTGCCGCGCACGACGGAGCACTTCAGAAACTGTTTGCCCGGCCGCAGGATCGTCACCATGAGCTGATTATTGGAGGCATTGCTGACGGCGGTCCCGGTGAGATCGTTGTAGCTGCCGCCGGACGTCGCCGATTGATTCACTTTGATCGAATTGTTCGCCGCCGGCGTCCCCAACCGGACAACGAACGTGATCCCATCAAAGAGGCCCATGTCATAGGCATTGCTGCTGATGGTCGTCGTGCCCGTCACCGTCGGCGCTTCCACGGTGACCTTGCAATTGTCCAGAAAAAACATCGGCGGTCTCCTCCGGCAACAGGCCCGAGGTGGATGGATCTCCACCTCGAGCCGATCAGGATTAGGGATGCACGGCGTATTTGACGGGATGCGTGCCGGCGTCGAGCAGATCGCCATCCGCGCGCGCGAAGGCGAGAAAAGCCGTCTGGCCGAGCACGGCGTAGAGCTCATCGAGCCGGCGCAGCTCGACTTCGCGGACATCGCGCACGATGTACTTGCTGAAATCGCCGAACAGGATCGACTTGACGCCGGTCGCCGGCGTGGTCATCGACTGATTGACGACATAGGGATAGCCGTTGATCGTGTTTGGCGCCCCATTGGCCAGGCCGGGCATCCAGATCGGCGCGCCGCCGGTATCACCGGAGTACTGCAGCACTTTGATCTTTTTGACCATCTTGAGCCCGCCGTCGTGGAACATCCACCGCGCATTGGGGCGATAGGCCGGATCGACCGAATGTTCGATGTCGATCATGTTGTCGTAGGACGCCGACGACACGCCCGACAGTGTCACGCCACTTGAGGTCGATGCCGTTACGATGCCATTCGGCTGGCTGCCGGTGCCGGTCGTGAAGTGATCGTTTTGGATACGTGCAATGCGGTTGCCGAGGGCTTCGCCGAGAAACGCCGCCGCATTGATCGAGGTATCCTGCAAAAATTCCATCGACGCCAGAACGTATTTGCTCGAGTACTTCCAGGCGTCGAGCACGAGCTGACCAAACGTCATTTCGAGCTCGTTGGACGTCGTGTTCTCACCAATGATCTCGCCTTTGTTCGACGTGTCATTCGTCGTCGGAATCGGCAAGGGGCCGCCGGTCGCCGTCCGAATGACCGTGGCGACGGACCGCACGCCGCCGAAGGCGAGCAACGCGACCTCGAGCGATCGCATCATCTCGTCAGGCACCGTATAGCCGCCGGTCGTCGTCGTCGACTGCAAGCCGGTCAGGGCCGCGCGTTCCTCTTCGAGATGGCCGCGCCACTGGCGGAAATCATCGGCGCCAACCCGAAATTGTTCCGCGCCCTGATGCCATTCCGTCGGCCGCAACGGCGCCGGCGCGAAGCCGGTCACGAAGATCCGTTTCTGGTCGAGCGAGATCCCGCACTTGCGGCAGTTGTCGCGCTGCTCCGGCGTCGGGTCGACCTGGCCGGCGAGCATCCAGGTCCGGAGCGCGAGATCGCGATCGCGATCGGTGATTTTCGCGGCGTAGGGGCGCGCGCGCAGACTGCCGGAATGATTCGTTTCGATCGGGTTGGGCTCACTGCGCCGTGCGGAAGCCTCGAGGCTCGCGTTGACATCGGCCTGCTTCTCGAGGCGCGTAATCAAGCCGGAGAGCCGCTCGATCTCGTCATGGATCTTGTCGAATTTCTCGGTTTCCTCTTTGCGGAGATCCATCCGGCCGTCGTCGGCCGCCTGTTTCAGGATCGCATCGGCCTCGGACGCGAGCCGGCCTTTCTGATCGCGGAGTTCGGTCAGGTTCATGGCACTGTCCTCGATCGTGCGGAGGGCAGGCCCGAGACACATGGCAGGAGCGCGACCCACACGCAACGACTCATCACGGAATCGCTGAGCGTTTGGAGGGACGCACCCGACAGCGCGGGCGATCACCACATTATCGCCGGGGCGGCCACCTCGAACAGCGTCGAAGCGCGCCGCGGCTCATCTGTGTAGCTAGTGCGATTCTGAGGGCGGTCGGGACGGCTGTCTAGTTAGTGTCACAGAAAGTCGAATGAGCGCCGGGACGGTCGTCCCCTGCTGGCGGGCCTGCGTCTCGAGCCGATCATAGTCGCGGGCCGGCAGCGACACGTTGACCCGCACGGCATCTTCGATTTCCCGCGGGCGGCCTTTGGGTTTCATCGGGCCAGCGTCAGTTGGAGCTTGCGGCGCAGCAGTGCAATCGGCGAGCTGGCCTGCCGCGCCTGGAATTCGCGCAGGGATCGCTGTGCGACGTCGACATTCGTCGCGCTATAGGCTGGAAACGCCACGACGGAGACCTCGGAAATCGTCATGTCCGATACGTCGCGCACCGGCGTCCCGTTCTCGGTGCGCCAGTCATCGGTGAGCGCGCGAAACGCGAACGACATCCCGGAGACATCGCCGCGGCTGATCGATTCGAGGATGTCCCGGCCGGCGGTCGTGTTCGGCGGATCGATCGAGACCCGCAGACCGCGCGGATCTTTTCGGAGGTTCAGGGTCCCGGCGCGCGTGCGACCGATCACTTTCCCGCTGTCGTGATCGACCAGGGCGCGCACGTCGAGCGCCTCCTTCAGCGTGCGATCGACCGCTTCTGGCCGGATGACTTCGCGAAAGCCGCCGAGATCCTGGGAGAGCGAATCGAACACGATGGCGTAGCCTTCGATGGTCCGGCCATTCGGTGCGATGCCGACGCGACATTCGGTGAGCGATCGGATTTCGAGATCAGGCATGGGAGGGCCCTCCGAGGACCGGCGTCACGAGCGCCTCGGCGCGATCGATCTCCCAACGATGTAGCACACGCTCGAGCGCCGCTGGCAGCGTGTCATCGTCGACCTCTGCCAGGAGCGCACTCAGCTGACGTCGCGAGTCCTCGAGATACACCGCCACGGCGGCCTCGGTCGTATTCCCGGCTGGCTGCAGCGTGCGCCAGGCGGCGAGGACCGGCGTCAAGGCCTCGCGCGCGTACTCCGCGTGCGGCCCATAGAAGCCGTCGATCCAGCGCGTGAACTTCTCGACTGAGAGGACATGTTTGCGCGCGCGTTCGCTTTCTTTGAACAGCAGCCGCTCGAGGACATCGACCGCGATCCCGCGGATGGCCTGTTGCGTCTCGAGCACGGTCCGCTCGAGCGCCGCCCGCGCCGCCGAGGCCTGCGCCCGCCCCTCGCGCTCCGCCGCGCCGGTGACCAAGAGGCTCTCGCGCTCGACTTCCAATTTTCCGATCGTGACCTTGAGGGCCACGGCGTCCTCGTCGGCGCGTTGGTGCTCCGTGACCAGTGACAGATTCGCGGCGCGCAAGTCGATAATCGTCGCCTCCTGCGTGTCGATCTTTGTCCGTGCCGCGTCGCGATCAATTGCGCACTGCTCCGCGCGCATCCACGCCTCGGCGCGTTCGGTGCGCTGCTGCTCGAGGGCTTCCGTCGTCGCTTTCAGCTCAATCCGCACGTCGGCCAGAATCGTCGTGGTCGATCGCAATTGACTGGCGGCGAGGTCCTTCGCATCTTCGGCCTCCTGCGCTTTTTTCCGCGCCAGATCGCGCTCTTCGGTGAGCGTGTCGATCTGCCGTTGTTGTTGCGGATCCGGGGTTGGGGGCGGCGCCGGCGGCGGCGCGAGGATCTTCTGAATGTTCGCGCGCTTTTCCTCGATCGAGGCTTCCCAGTACGGCCGCGCCAGGCCGAGCGGGATCAGGTTCATCGCGACGAAGGCATCATCGCCGCCGGCAATCGCGTTGCGGTTCTCGATGCCGCGGACCTCGTTCGGCGTCACCGAGGCGACGCTGAATTCCTTGCTGTGGAATTCACCGCGCGCCGTGGAATCGCCACGCAGCAGCCCTTCGACGGTGAATTCGATCGCCTGCAGGTTGCGCTCCGAGGGCGCGATCAGCTTCTCGCTCAATTCCTGTTCCCAGCGCTCGAGCCAGGGGGAGAGGCAATCGATGTAGTACTCGAGGTTCTGATGCTCGATGTTGTTGTTCGTCGAGCGCGTCAGTTCCTTGAGTTTGTGCGGCGGCAGATTGAACCACCGCGCGATTTCCTCGACCTGGAATTTCCGGGTTTCGAGGAACTGCGCATCGTCGGGCGGCACGCCGACGGGGTCGTACTTGGCCCCGTTGTAGAGCGCGAGCAGCTTATGCGCGCGTTCCACGCCCTGATGGCGCGCGTTCAGCGCATCGCGATAGCCCTGGTCGGCGAGCTCCGGCGGCTTCGGCCCGGGATAACTGATCACGCCGCCGAAGGTCGCGCCGTTCCCGAAGAACGTCCCGCCGAACCGCTCCGTCGCCAGGCCCAACGAAAAGGATTCGCGCGCTTTCGACACGACGCTGTAGCCGCACACGCCGTCATAGCCGAGGCCGCAGATATGGATCACGTCGGCGGCGTCGAGCACGATGACGCTGTTGTCGGGCTGGATGACGCGGTACTGCAGCGCCGCATCATAGCTGCGTCGATACGGCGTCACCCGATCCGGCGTGAGCGGCCAGAGCGCCGCGGGCCGACCGCCACCGTTGCGTTCGATTTCGGCGTAGGCATTACCCCAGAGCAGCACGTGCGCTTGAAGGATTTCGCGGAACACGAAGGCCGACATCTCCGGATTGGGTCGATCGTGCAGGATCCGATAGAGGGGATGACTCTCGAATTTGGTTTTGTTCTGGCCGTCCTTCCGGTACAGCGGCAGCGGCAGATTGCCGACCTGGGCGCTGATCAACTCCACCGCCGACCAGACGGCCGAGTAATTGAGCGCTGACCATTCCGTTACCGGAATGCCGGTCGCAGTGTGCGTGCTCGTCAGCGACCACGGATCATGACTGTTGCTCTGAAACGATGGCCCC